CAGGAGGATTTCCCTGCCAAGACCTCAGTGTCGCTGGCAAGAGGGCTGGTCTTGCTGGCGAAAGAAGCGGGCTATTCTGGGAAATTGCAAGACTTGTGGAAGAAACGCAAACAGAATACTTCATCATCGAAAACGTACCTGGTCTCCTTACCAGTAACAAAGGAAGAGATTTTGGAGTCGTCGTCGGAACGATGGCCGACATCGGGTATTCTCTTGCGTGGCGGGTGCTTGATGCTCAGTACTTCGGAGTACCCCAGAGAAGGCGCCGTGTCTTCATCGTTGGCCGACGTGCTAGTGACTCATCAAGTCCTGCCGAAATACTATTTAAGTCCGACGGCCTGCGAAGGGATCCTTCGACGAGCCAACCGAAGGGGCAAGACTCTGCCCCCAGTACTGCAAGAAGCTTTGGTCAGACAGGCTTTGCCAAATACTCCGAAGGAGTAACTACTCTTACCGCTACTACATATAAGAGGCCGGAAGACAATGTTGTGGTACACCAAGGGTAGGCGGGCGCAGACTAATGAGGACTACGAGACTTGGGTGGAAGGTGGCGTTATGCCTACGCTAAACGCTTTCGATAATGGTGATGTGAGAACTACCGTACTGGTATTTACTTCTTCATCTTTTGCACAATACAGAGAAGGAGTTGGTACTTTGCGGGCTAATGGAGGCGATCTTGGGGGAGGATCAGAAAGTTTCGTAGTTGCTATTCCTATCCACGATAAGGCAACGCGCTTTGCAGGCAAGCGACAAATGCACGACGGCACTTACAAAATGGACGGTGCTGGTAACGGATTAGGTATAGGTAAAGAAGGAGATCCGATGAACACCTTAACTGGTGGAGATCGCCACGCAGTATTCGAGAGTTCTACTGTACGCCGACTAACACCAGTCGAGTGTGAAAGGTTACAAGGTTTTCCTGATGACTGGACAGCTGGACAACCAGACTCGACTCGTTACAAACAAATGGGCAACGCAGTTGCTGTGCCTGTCGTAGAATGGATCATACAAGGTATCTGTGATACGATCTAAACCTTGCGGTTAGGAACGCCTTCCACCTAGCCGCTTCTAGTAGCCTCACCGTTAACCTCTTTCCGGTGGGGCTACTTTAATTATCAGTGCTATAAAAGCCCTTACCCTTGAAGGTTATAGCGGGAGAAGACCAGCAGCGAGACATCATCTGATGGCAGTCAGTACACATAGGCTCTTCAATGGCAGCGTGAATAGACTGCTCGATATCTCTGGTGCTACCGCACTCGCACTTGAAAGAATAGATCATAGCTTTACCGCCTCGTTTATATCTAAGTAACCTACTAACTTGTAAACCTTATCTTTGTTCTCGAACTCGGTAGACACCGGCATCACTTGTGTATACCAATTAGGTTCTGGTATATCCATAAGGTCAAAGGAATAGATACCAAGTGGAGTAGAGTTGATGTAGAAGGGGATAAGATCTCGCTCTGCTGCTTGGGTAATCAACTTGCGGTACTTAATCTCTTCGATAAGCAGGGTTTCATAGTGGGTCTGCCTGCATTTAAGTTCGATGTAGTGTGCAGCTTTGGCGCTGGTGCAATCGTAAGAGTCATAGATACCGGGTGACTTAACTAAGTCTGGGTAAAGGCTCTGTTGTAGGTAGTTAAATAACTCTTCTTCTTTCATCTATACGGTGTCTCTCCGCCTAGTTTATCCTGCAACCTACGAAGGGAGTTGGTGCATCTGCGATCAGCAGTAGAGACAGCGCACTCCAAGAACGCTGCTATCTGTTGCAGCGTAGCGTTATCGTGATGACGCATACGCAGTGCAATCTGATCCTTCTGATCTAATTCAAGGAAGGCTTTCTTAATATCTATAAGGCTAGCAAGCAGGTTGCCACCTTCTGCTGGAGATGATGAGCCGCGTGGCTGACCATCTCTAATCATCTCTTGTGCTTGTTCTAGTACTGTTCCGTCTATGACGGAGGCAATAACGAAGGGCAGTAGCTGACCGAGCATAAGCGTTTCATAGTATGCCTCGTCCATTAACTGATAGCCGGACTTGTTAGCCTTCTCCTTGCGAACATAGCGTTCTGCTGCTCGCCTCATCTGATAAGCAATACGCTTCTCGTTATGCTCTAACTGCTTAGGATCTTCGACGCTCATCTGCTCGGTGATGTAATCGTTGCGGGTAATAGCCCAAGCGATACACTCCTGAGCGATGTCATCTTTCTCCACCCAATGCTTATAGCGCCGGTGAATTGCATAAGCAACTGACGGCGCTAAGTCATAGACAACAGGGTGAAGTTCAGTCACAGTCTCGCACTTCGACTTCAGGCCAGACATTATCTAGAACCATCATCGCAATAGCAGAGTAGTTGAGTAGATCAAGGTAAGAGTCACGCAAGGACTCGTTGCTAGGCTTTACGCCTGAGTCAAGCAGGTTATTGATACGAGCTATCTTATCCCACATACGTACACGCAAACCATTAAGTGGTCCACCTGGTGAGTGAGCAATATTCTTTGGGCCGTAGTCGTGGTGCTTACGAATGAGTAGGTTGCCTGCTGAATCCATAATGCGCCAGACATCTGCAACAAAGGCTTCATCTACCTTGTCGGTGTAGGGCGCAAGAGAATTGTCTCTGCTTCCGTATTTATCTCTAGGATCTGAAAGCCCATATGCTGCAAAGTCTGTACCATCTGTTGCCATTCTTCTTTACTCATCCTTTCAGTTCGCCTATTAGCAGAGTCTTGGTGGCGTCTGCCCCGTATGCTAAGTAGTAATCGTTTATATCCATACCCGCAGGTAGTGTAACAATTTGTGAGTTAACTATCTCGTTAGCGACACGCTTAGAGAAGTCAGCACCAGGGTTAGATCCATCTTCTTTTATATCGTTATCGCCTACAACGTAGACCGTCTCATAACCTGTAAATAACTTAGGAAAGTGTGGCTTCCAAGACTGAACGCCCGGTACTCCAACTGCTGGAATACCCACCATTCCGCTAGTAATCACAGCATCTAACTCACCTTCGCATACAACTATGTATGGCGATAGCGGCAAGACATCTGCCACGTTGTACAGGTGTGCCTTCTGCCCAGTAGGTGAGCCATACTTAGGCTTGCCATCGTCAATGCGACGGAATTTGAAGCCAACGCAACCGCCATTAGCGGTGATGTAAGGGATAGAGATCCACCCTTCATACATCTCGTGACCATTGATCGGCTCTGTCACTGTGCCAAGTTGGAACTTAGCTGCTACAAGTTCAGATATTCCACGTTCGTTTAGAGCGACTAGAACTTCCGGACTTACCTCTTGAGCGTATCGCTGCGCCGCTTCCAGTAGCAATTTCGACTGCGCGTTTGAGGCCATCCTTAAACTCCAAGTTCTCTATGATGCAGACAATGCTGACTGCGTTACCACCTCTGCCGCAGGTATGGCAGAAGTACAAATTGTTGTAAGTATTTATTACAGCAGACCTGCGGGTGTCACTATGCAAGCAACACTTAACTGATACATCCTGACCTTCTCTGACTTCACCGCCAAAGAAAGAAACGATTGGACCTATGGGGATTGCGTTTGCATCAACGGAGTTCTTACTCCCTCGACCTTTACCCAACCTTGTCCAGTCTTGTGCTGGCATACACACCCCTCGCACTTCTCGTGCCAGTGTGCTGCACGCTTTATATGGTTAGCCTTGTTTTCTTCGCCGGCTTTAAGACAGTTTGAACAGATCACGCTTGATCTTCTTCCTCATCTGGTGCAAGTTCTACTACTTCTTCATCGGTGCTTAGTATCTCTGATGTGGTGATTTCACCTTCTGGTACTGGCATTACTGTTTCTCCTTTAACCACTGTGTTAGATCTTGGATTACCCACGCTTGTTCTATGGGAGCGTTGCGACGCTTAACTATGACATAAGACAGTGGAACTTCCCCAAGATCCCTAGCCTTAGCATAGTTAAACGCCTCAACTTGTGCTTCTTTCCAGAACTGAGGCAGGGTGAGCGTCTGCCGGTTCTTTAATTCAAGGATGTAAGTTTCCCCTGCGATAACAGTAACGATGTCGCCCTCATCCTTTGCCCCAGCTTTAGTCAGACGCTCTGCTATGGCACCCATTTTACGGAGCCACCTCATTACATCTGTCTCAAACTGAGAACCCTTAGTCTTGTTGTACTGACTCATCTACCAGTACAACCTTGTTGGTTTTGTAAACCATCTGTCCTTCTTCATCTTTGACTATCTCTACGATGCCAGACTGGATCATCGCGTTGAAGAAGTTAGCCAAGTCAACTTTAAGTATTGCTACTTCTCTTTCAACATCACTCATTTAATTCCCTATCTATTGTTGGACTACATAGTTGCCTTGGTATCCAGCTATTACATCATTTCTTAGCATAACACCCCAAGCATTTTTATCAGATATCTGACAGGCTGCATAGTTTACGAACAACGTTGCATAGTCCTTGCCATCTGCAAAGTGTGGGCCGAAACGGTTCTTCACAGCAGCGACCTTTAGTTCACCGTTCGATGGGTCATAGCCAAGCGTTAAGATTAACGCCGGCAACTGACTCACCTTTCCGTGAATAGCACGTCTGGCAGGTGGTGTAGATGGTGATCCATACTCACTCTGCTCAGATACGTGGTGCAGTACCAGTACACAGGCTTCGGTCTTACGTGCCATATCGTGGAGTTCCATCATTATCGCACGTAAGCCAGCCCATTCATTGTCAGTCTCTGCTGCCACGTTCATTAAGTTATCTATAACTATTAGTTCGGGAGCCTCGCCATATAACTCCATATATGCTCTGATCTCTAACTCGATATCGTCTAGTGATGGTGACGAATCAAAGACCCATTTGATATGGCTTAGTTTGTCAAAGTGTTTATCGTAGTAGTGCTTATCCTTAGATAAGTTTGCTTCTACTGATACCTGTGAATGACCAGATGCAGCAGATGCTGCTCTCATCATTACAGTTGTGGTGTCTGTATCTGCCGAGAAGAAAAGCGTTGACACATTTGCTTTCATCGCATAGATAAGAGCAAACATAGACTTACCAGCGTTAGGTGCAGCAGCTACCATACAGACTTGTCCTCGACGGAACTTAATCTGCTTTGCTGACAGCGCCTGCCACACGTCCGGAAGAGGTGTTGCTTTGGTAAGCACCCCACTCCAGGCACGTGATAAGTCAAGCAACGTCTTCCCCTCTCAACGTAATGTTTCTTTGTTGACGGATTAACCGTCTCTGTCTTTCAGTTATCCCGCCCCAAATTCCAAAGCGTTCCTTCTGAACTCCCCATTCTGCACATTCGGTACGGTGAGGACAACCTTTGCATATGGAAATAGCCATAAGCATTTCAGTTGAGTTGCTAGTTCCATCGTGTTTCTCAGGGAACCAGAAATCTCCACCTACTGTCGCGCAAGCAGGGTTCTCATAGAACCTTGGCTCGCGCATAGATTATCGGATCCAGATGGTCTCGCACTTGTCTGTTGCACCCTTTGGTGCAGCACACATATAGCCCTTCCAAGGACCCTTTGCTGATGTACCTGAACGGAAGGCCATCTGTCCGTGACGGCAGACTTGTGAACCTTCTGGTGCAGGAGCAGCAACTGGTGTTGCATTAAATGATGCAGCAACTGCTGCAATGGTCGGTGCTGGTGCTGCTACAGGTGCTGGTGCTACTGCGCCACCTGATAGATCGTGACCGGTGGTGCGGATGTTAAGTGCGTTCATTGCAAGATCTGCAAGACCTGACTCAAGTTCTGTTACTGATGATGCGTATAGGTTAATCAATGTTCCGTCAGCTAACTTGTAGTTAATCTGGAACTTAGTTGATTCTGGTGCAGCCATATTACTTTCCTCCACTTGGTTTGATGTTTAATCTAATAGACTCTTTACCAACTACCTTCGGTACGAAGCCCAATAGTTTTTCTACTTGTTCAGAGTCAACTGTCTCACGACCTTTAACGGAAGTCCAACTGATCTGAATACCACTAGCAGTAACGCCAGTAGTTCCCTCGAAGGATGACTTCAAGGAATCCTTTTCTTTCTCTAACTCTTTGATCTTCTCATCTAACTGCAGATACTTCAATGCGTGAGTGTCAACTTCTGCGTCCTCAATCACGACTTCACTGAGGACGATACGTTCTTTTATTAGACCTACACAACCCATCTCACCGGATGCGTCGTAGTACTGGCAGTAGTTCTTGCAGAAGTTAGCGTCCTTCTCAGGTGCTGGTGCTTCTGTTAAAGCCTTTACATTAGCCAACCACTGCAACGCTTCTAGCGCCATAACCTCATCATAAGGTTCTGTGTGTATCCGTACATCGGATTCATCACCATCACGAGCAATGGCTACAAGATTTACATCTTTAACTTTTGCCTTGCCAGACTTCTCTAGTAGATAGCCATAGACCTGCACCTGCCAGCGCTGTTGCGCTGACGGGAAGTAACTAAGGTTCTTTACCTTTACTGTTTTCCAGTCAACAACTGATCCAGTCTCTGGAATGAACAAGTCAATATGAGCTTTGATGCCGTCATACTCAACCTCAGTTTCAACCCAATACTTTTCACCTTTGGGATCTACAGCCTCGATTGACTTCTCAATCTCTGAGTGGATAGCAGTTCCCATAATGGCTGCTAGTTTCTTTAACTGGAAGTTAGTCTCTGGTTGGTCATTCAACCGGTACCAAACCTTACGACGGCAACCACCAATCTCTGATGGCCCAACCTGTGTCTGCTTAGAACGAGACTTGTTAGCATCCTTTTCGTGCAGAACTGTTAATAGTAAATCTTTTGGATTCATTCTTCACCTCTCTCATCTTCTTCAAAGAAGCAACCGCATCCACCTAGATCTGTTTCATCTACAAGCTGAGGTTGGTCTTCTACCCTACGCCTTAATTCTATCAAAGGCAACGGCTTCTTAATACCATTTTTAACTTCGCTAAGAATGGCTACATCTTTGTCCAAGTACTCACGTACTTCTTGTTCCTTCTGTTCCCACATCGCAAAACGTTCTGGCATAACTTCAAGCAGTTTCTTAAACTGCCCTTGTCCAGCCCGGACACAACCACCACCACAGTTATTGTGACTAAAGCCAAGCGAATACAAGCGAGGCGGTGTAAGTCCTTCGGACTCAGCCCACTCGATTAACTCAGGTTTATCAAAGTACATCCTGGTTTCTCTGTAGTAATAAGGTTCTGCCAAAGGAGCCACGATCTTGTAAGGCAAGTAGTTCTTTACGATTGCTGGTAAACGATGAGTCTCTGTCCAGTCAATACCAACATAGATAATGCTGTCCTCTGGATCCACATTGTTGTTAATCCAATTACGAGCTGGCTTCTGCTTCAAAGAATGAGAACAGTTAGCCTGACGTGAGTTACCCAAGAACCTGCGGTCTTTGAATACCTGCCAGATATCTCGACCTTCATTAAGGTAGATATAGTGACCGCCAATATTTCTTACTGCATCGTCTAGAAACCGGTAAGTATCTTCATCTTCTCCGATATGGACAGACTCGGCATTACCCTTTACATCTGTAAAGACTAAGTAAAGATCCTCAGTACCGTGCTTGGCTGCAACCATCTTTGCCGCAGCCCAAGATCCGATACCACCTGAGAACATTACAACGTGCTTCAAGCAAGTTCTTTCTCAATAGCGGAGATAACTTCTGTTATATCAACAGAACTATTACCTAGGGTTTGCCAGTCCTTGCATAGTTCAACTACTGAAGCTAGTGCAGCATATGGAGTCTCTGGAGTTCTACTCTCCCTATAATTCTTACTTGCTATATCTGCTAGCAGTTCTTCGTATGTCATCGTTCGTCTCTCTTTGTTAAGTAGTAGTCAAGAGCATACGCCCCGACGAAACCAAATAGCAAACCGAATAAAAATCCAAGCATCTTTCTCATCCTCTCTGTTGAGTAACTATTTGTATCGGTGGACAGGTATTGATGTCAAGAACCGACGCGATCTTTACTGCTCTTTCTGCCACGACTCTTGCCATAAGCATCGTCTTGTACGAGTGTGGCTTCAAAGAATAAAGGTAACCGAGTGCATAAGGACCGCCACTTCCTGCGGTGAATAGACCGTGTTCGCTTGCGTTAAATGACAAGTCCGGGCCTATAGAGAACAACATAGAATCAAAAGAGATTAGATAGCAGAAGCTCGCTTCCTTATCCATCTCATACCCATTGTCCTTAAACGTTTGCTGGATGCTTGGGATTATCTTCTTACCCATCCACTCGACAGGGTTAGTTCCCTTGTATATCGGTGGCTTCCAGTTATAGATCAGGATATCGCCTGGTCGTGAGTCACCAGTGACGCCGAGAATGTACTGACCCACACGCACGATCTTCGGAGTTTGCGTACTGATAACGCGTTGATCGTTATCGGTGATCTGCGAATCAGCAGCAAGTACTACGAAGTCAGGCCCTTGGATTCCTACCAGAGTTGTCATAAAACAAATCTTATCACCTATCGGCGTGTCGTCGCGGAGCGACACTATCGGAGATTACAATATGAGCCGTAGGCGAATAACAGTAGGCGGCCCTTACCAGGGCCGAGGCGACTGACCACAGGAAGGAGCCGAGCAATGCGGTTCCACCCCTTTGTAATGCCTACATTCCTGCGCCGTAAGGCGCCCCACGATACCCTTCCTGAGCCTTTCGGCACCGATTTAAGACCTTTAGGGCCTGTTCACGTATGTCCTTGTGGGTCGCAGGTATTCAACGTTATGGCGGCCTTTGATGACTACGAGATATCTTGGTACTTCTTAGATGCAACCTGTGTTAGTTGCGGAAATCTGGTAGTTGTTCCCTGTCCGGTGGACAAGTTTGATTCACAAACTAACTGAGATAGATCCTGATACACGCAGAGCGATCTGCTCGGTTTGTGGTCCGACCAAGATAAAAACTAGAGATAAAACTAAACCCACACTTGCTGGCAGGTTCAGGTGCAAGGCTGTTTACCTACGTAATGATAAAGATAAGCGATGGGAATACACTAGACATAAGAAGGATTTTTGTCAAGGATGTTTATTCAAACCAGAACATAGCAGTCAGCTAGATGTAGACCATATAGACGGTAACCGACATAACAATAACCCTGATAACTTGCAGACCCTGTGTGCTAACTGCCACCGGTTAAAGACTCACATCAATCGAGACTATGACTCTGGCATATTTCAGGCACAAAAAAAGAAGCCCCCCACCCAGGATTTCTCCTGAGCAGGGGGCAGTTGCCTCGCGCTTATGGGCTAATTACTTAGCGCCACGTCCAAACTCTTTTGCCTTTGGATCTAGTGACTTCCAGATTGGTGCAATGAAAGCTGTGACAAAAGCGTAGGCCAATGTCTTTGGGTCGGTGATTCCGGCTGCGTATAGCGCTACCACTGCTGGTACTGCTGCACGAGCATAGGTTGTTGCAATAGCAACTAACTTAGTTGTGTTCATTGTTTCTCCTTATGACTTAAAGACTGGCTTACCAAAACCAACGATGTACACAGGTAGTGACTTCTTGATCTTGGAACCATTCTTTGCTGTATACGCACGGCGCTTGAGGCATACCTCACCACCGTTACGTTGGTCGCCCGTTTTATCCGGGCTAGTGTTACCTTCGATAACGTTGATGGTTCCATCTCCGTTGTTCTTGATAACAATTCCTACGTGGCTGATGCGGTTTAACGCATCTCCTGGGAAATCAAAGAACACGATATAACCTGGCAGTGGTTCTGCATCGGCTACATCTTCCCATTGGTTGTTCTTCATAAACGCTTTAGCGCCTACAACTGTTGATACGCAGTTAGGAATCTTTAGGCCAACTTGGTTGGCACACCAGTTAACGAAACTTCCGCACCAAGGCAAGAAGTTAGACTTGGTAAAGGCTCCGTACTTTGTTTCGTTCTCTTTAGGTCCTTCAATAGTTCCGACTTCTGCCTTAGCAGTGTCAATAAAATCTTTACGCTGGCTCATTGTCATCCTTACTCTTGTCTTTAAGTCCATTGCTTGCAAGTACTGCTCCTAGACTTCCTGTAAGGAACACAGTCAGCGTGGTAAGTAATTCAATAAAAGCCCTGTCGTTCGGTGCTTGTTCACCTAGCGGTTGAGTTACAAATATCAAAGCCCAAAGTATTCCAAAGACTGAACCTAGGAATACCAGAGCTAGGATCACTCCGATAAATACAATCAGTCGAGCCTTTAACTGCTCATTAGAAAATCTTTGTCTAGCCATTAAACGTACCTTCCGGGAGAATGTCTTTCGTACAACTGCCTGTTGGAATACACTGAGGCGGGTTACATTCTGGTTTACTCCAGTTCTCGTACTCTTGGCAGGGATACCTAACCCACCCTTGGTACTGAGCGCAACCGCTAAGGCTTGTTGCGAGTAATAAGAATCCGATAAATCTCTTCAACTTGTCGCTCCAATCTAGCAACTGAATCCTTTACACTTGATCCACCATTAGGTTTAAGTTCGTTGAGGTAGTGCTTAACCATCCATCTAATTCCAGTGGCAAACCCGCCGACTATTGTTATTACTGCTACTGCTACCGTTGCGTAGTCTTGTGCTTGCATTAGATTGTCCTTATTGTTACAAGTAATGTGCCGCCAAATCCAGAGAACCGTTTATCTTCTGGGGTTTTGTTGATGAAGTCCATCTCTTCGATGATGCCAAGGTATGACTCACCGGTTCTAAAGTCTTGAACGCGGATGGTGTCACCAACATTTTCAATCTGCTCAAGCTGAGACATACGTGCATAGGCAGATCCTTCGTAGCCGACTTCATTGCTGAACTTATCGCTCTCGTGGTCATAGCAGAAGACTGGGTACTGGATCAGGCGCTGACGGGGAACTGCTGGCAATGACTTTAACTGGTAGCCAGTAAAAAGTGGCCCCTTGGTAGAATCAGCAGTTGATCTAGACATAGTAAACTTAAAGCCAAGATACTCTTGGGAAGTAGTTGGGTAGCTGACGTTAATCTCTGGCACAGTCTCACCTTGTGAGAAGACACCGATAGAGTATTCAGTATCGGTTGAGTCAATAGATTGGATAGTAATGCCACCATTGGTTGTATCAATGCGAGCTTGTAACAGTTTGTAGATCTTAGTCTCAAGTGTGTTGTAGCGGATATAACCGGTACGCAAGTAACCACTTGCTACCAAAGTTGTAGCCTCAGCCCAGATGTTATTACCTGTAGCAAATGCCAACCTGTCTGAGTTGCCAAAGAAGGCAACTTGAGATGCAGTTACAGTAGTTGTAGCGGCAACAAGATCCCAAGCCCAAGGAAAATACAGAGCGCTAGCGATAACAGTTGTGGATAGATCAGTACGAACTAGACCTGCTTCACCATCTACCTTTGTTGCGATGTAGGCATAACTGTCCTTGAAAGCAATAGCAGTACAGGCGGCATCTCTAAAGAGCAGCGGTCCATACTGGACATCTCCAGTTGCGTCAGCAACTCCGACTCTAAATCCTGCACTGGTTGCAAGGATGGCGTATGTACCAAGGTAAACATCAAAGTCATTAATGCGTTCACCGCTAGGCATATCAATAATTACAGTAGGTGTAAGAAGTGTTGGAAAGCCTAGAGCGTTGGCAGTTCCTTCATTAAGACCGATCTTAAATACAGATGATGATGTTCCATTTGGATCATAACCTGATACGTAGATAGCCTGTGGTCCTTCAGAGATACTTGACCATACCCAGTTAGCGTTAGGATGGGTATAAAGAGCAGTAGGCAGAGCAGCAGAACCAGTAGCGTTAGCATTTAGTTCGTATAAAATATTTCCTTTAGCCAAGATAAGACGTTGCTTGACATAGCGGATGGTCGCTCTAGTAGTTGATGGAGTATCGTAGATCTCAGAGTCGGCAGGTGTTGCGCCCACTGAACCCTTGTGTACCTTGGTTCCATTGATGAAGTAATAGTTTGATCCATCAGTTGTAAGACTGTAGATAGTTGAAGCTGTGCCAGCCTGAGAAATAGTCGTTGGTGAACCTGCAGATGTTGCTTGTTTCTTTAGAGCAGTTCCATCTGTAAAGATAATACAGTCATCAGTGCCATCATTAACACCAATTAACTGAGCAGGTGCAGCACCTGAATAGAAGCTGGCTGTGTCATTTAGTAGAGTTGCTTGGCCTCTAGTCCAGACATCTATACCTTTAGACTCTGTGTACTGAAAGCGCAAAGACTCTTCTTGGATAGGTTCAAAATACTTAATCCCCGCCCCAAGATGGAACGAGGATTGAGATCTGACCCACCAACCGGTGAGCGTCTGCTCACCAGGTTCTCGCGTCTGGTCAATCTGTTGCTTGCGATACTGCGCTGTTACTCGACGATACGGTTGCTCATCGGATGCAGCAAGAAAGAACGGTAGCGCAGCAAAGGCTACGTCGTATGCTGGTCCAGTCGGAGTGTAAGAAGTAGATCCTGCAGGGTTGGAAAGTACATACGGAATACCTTCCGTAATATCGTCGCCATAGGGCATTGCTTACTCCTTAGTATATTTGTAATTCCGAATCGTCAACTGCATCATTAATATCCCGCGCTAACGGAAAGATGTCTTTAGTTAGACAGTGCTGCAATCTCTTCACCGGTTAAGCCCAAAGCCTGTAGCTTTGCCTGTGCTGTTAGTTTTGCATCAGCCTTAGCAGCCTCTGCAGCATCACGCTCTGCCTTTTCAATGGCAGCAGCCTGTGCATCTACTGCACGCTGTTCGATCTCTTCTGGTGTTAGGTCCACATAGGTCTGTGTGCCTTTAGCCAAGTCAACGATTAGTTTCTTATCAGTCATTTACGGTAGCCTTCCAATCAGTAATTGTTTCATCCCATTCATACATAACACCGTCGGTTGGGTAAGCAACCGGTGGTTGCCACTTAGCATCTGCATCCAAAGCCCAAGATGGAAATGGTTGCGGCGCGTGGAACCAATCATTTACTGGATCGTATGTGTATCCAATACCTGCATAGTTCTTGCGGATGTTGCCGTTGTAACTGGTCTTGACCCAAGTACCGCCGAGGCTATTCATAAAGGCTTCGCCTTCATCTGGCTCGTTGTTATCGCCTACGAGTACTCGGAGAACAATGTTGTTCTCATCTATCTCTGCCCAATGTGACATTCTTTTTCTCCCTTATGCTAAGTATCTAATAATTACTACGCCAGCACCGCCGTTGCCGCCGTATTCAGTACCGCCGCCTCCGCCTCCGCCACCAAGATTTGTCGTTCCTGCTACGCCGTTGCCTGCGCCTGATTTACCTGCGCCACCACCACCAGAGCCGCCTGTGCCTGCTGTGCCTGTAATGATTCCACCACCACCGCCGCCTGCGTAGGTTGTTGACGAGCCTGTAATGGACGTTGCAACACCTGCGCCGCCTGCGCCGCCTACTGTTGTTGTTGCAGCACTGCCAGCAGTGTTAGCACCGCCGCCGCCGCCGCCAGCCTCTCCTGGGGCGCCACCGCTGCCAGTGCCGCCAGCGCGACCTTGATTAGCCGTACCTGAACCGCCTGCTCCCGTGCCGCCGCCTGCACCACCACCGCCTGAGCCTCCAGTTGCGCCGTTATCAAAACCACCACCACCGCCGCCAGTGGACGTGATCGTCGAGAATACCGAGTTTGACCCGTTGGCGCCTATCGCGTAAGTGCCAGTCGCGGCACCACCTGCGCCGACTGTAACTGTGTAAGCCTGCGCAGTAAGGGATAACGGAGATTCTAAAGTTCCACCGCCGCCTGTTGCGGTTACAGTCGAACGAAGTCCACCTGCACCGCCACCACCGCCGCCGCGCACACTCGCGCGAGCGCCACCGCCTGCTCCACCTGCAACTACTAAGTAGTCACAGGTCAGGCTGGTTGACGGAGTAAATGTGCCGCTTGTTAGGAATGTATGAATCCAGTAAGTGCCGTCAAAGTCAATGATGTTGCCACCGCTAGCCTTTGGCGCAATAACAGGTGTAGTGCCGAGTGCTGCTAGACCGTAGAGGCTGAAGGTTGAGTTGGCTACAAAGTTTGGTCCATAGTACGGAGTTAAGGCAACCGTCGTAATAGATGCTTGAGTTCCAGGGTTCCACAATCCAGCAACCAAATAAGATGTAGCAGCAGTAGCGTTGTTTTCTAATACACTATCTATGCTGACAGATTTAGCAGCAGTTGTTGATGTGTAATTAGGAATATAAAATTCAGTATTTCCAAATGTAGATGCAGTTGCGGCTGCATCAATAGGGCCATAAATGGCTGTGTCTGTAGTAGAACCAGCAGCACTTCCTGTTCCAAAAAGGATTCTTGCAGTTTGATTTGTACTAACGCCGTTAAAAGCAATCTTTACATAATCATCTACTTGACCTGTTTTATCAGTTCTTGCAGACACAACAATCTTCAAATCGGTATAACCAGTCTGCGGAATGTTGGCAAAGGTCACCGATGCTGCCGAAGCATTGAGTTCGGTTCGTTCTAAAAGTACGAAATTAGCTGGCATATTGTTTCCCCTTATACCCCTGAGTAGCGAATGATTACAATGCCTGAACCACCAGCACCTGATGCTGCTGAGCCGCCATAAACACCGCCACCACCAGAACCTGTATTAACTGTGCCTGCACCACCTGCTGCGCCAGTACCGCTTGAACCGCCAGTACCGCCACCGCCTGTGCTACCTGCTGTATTACTTGCACCAAATGTTGAACCAGAACCGCCACCAGCACGTGCTACATAAGAACCAGTAACTGCTGAAGAAAGACCAGATCCACCGACGCCACCAGCACCACCAGAAGTTGAACTACCGCCAATAGCTGCAGCACCACCACCACCGCCGCCACCGTAAGATGAACCTGAGTAAGTGCCACCAATGCCACCAGCAAAACCTTGGTTAGCGGTACCAGAACCACCAGTGGATGAAATAGTACTTGGACCGCCACCACCACCAGAGCCGCCCGTGTTGCCTACTGTTGCATTAGCGCTGCGACCACGTGCTCCACCACCACCGCCTGTTGCGGTGATTGAACCGAATACTGAGTCGCTACCATTGTTACCGTTTGCGTTAGAGCCAACTGTTAGTGCTGCTCCACCACCGCCAACGGTTACTGTAAGTCCAACACCAGATGCACAGCTAAGTGAAGATTCTGCAAAACTATTTCCACCTGAGAGTTCACCAAATACTGATGAACGGTAACCACCAGCACCACCACCTGCTGAACCTGCACCAGAGTTATCTTGACCACCTGAACCGCCACCGGCAATTACAAGGTATTCAACATTAGATATGTTTGATGTTGGAGTAAATGTTCCAGATGATGTAAATGTGTGAATGACATTTCCTGATTGGTCATAGGTAATTGTTCCACCAGTTGCCTTTGCAGTGCCAGGTGTTGCTTGTGCCTTGATGCCATACAACGAGAAGGTGGAGCCGACTGCGAAGTTAGTACCTGGAGTTTTAACAGTCACTGAAGTTATCGCAGCAGTATTACGCCACATACCAACCGCTGCGGCTGTTTCAACCGCAGCATTGCTGTTTCTAATTAAAGCCGTTTTATTAGTAGTTGTATTTGCATAATTTTGTATATTAACAATCATTACGCTTGGAGTTGTTGTAACTGTATTTGAAGAACTGGTGTACAACTCTGTGGCATTAGAACTTCTACCAGATAAAGCGCTAGTACCGTTTCCGTGAACTTGAGTATATGAATAATTAGAACCTGTATCGCCGTTAAATTGCAGTCCAGTGTAGGTTGCAGTTGCAGCAGTTCCATTAAACACAATAACTAAATCGGTATAAGTTGACGGGATAGAACTAAAGGTAATTGTTGATACAGCAGTTCCAAGCGTAATCTTGTCTAGTGCGACGTATGTATTTGTAGCCATTATGCGTTAGCCTTCTTTCTAGCCCATACAGCTCTGGCTCTTACTCGATTACACTCAGCGCACTCACGCCAGCCGTTCTTACGGATCATAATGTTCTCCTTGATAAAAGGATGTCCTTGGTTACAGTGGCTCCGGTTATCAATGGAATGACGACCTGCCATAATGTTTTCTTGTTGAGTAATTAAACGCATATGCTCTACGTTGATGCAGGCTCTATGCACACAGGTAAGCGCATCAGCGCAGACCTTTGGATCGTGGCAAGTATGGTCTACTACAAACCCTGTTGGGATTAGGCCATTAACTTCCATCCAAGCTGCTCTGTGAGAACCGACAGACTTGCCTTTATAGACGGTAAAGGTATATCCGTTGTATTGAATTTTTCTATCAGGGATAATGCAATCTGTTTTCATTGTCATATTCTAGCGCACTCCGTAAAGTGCGAAGGAAGAATACTGATTTATATTATATCCATTTATGAAAAGAGTTATAGAAGTTACGGCATTAGTATTACGCCAGTTTCCAGATGTAAAAAATAAATAACCGCCAGCACCATTAACATCAACACCGTGAAGAGACCTAGTTGTTTTATTTTTATTTGTATTAGCATAATCTAAAATATCAACAATTCCGTTGCCTGGGTATGTTGTATTGCCACTTACTCCAATAGGAATATAAGTAGTATTTGCGCTACCTGATGCTGCTGCTGCACTTCCATCTCCGTATATTTGGTGCAAAGAATAATTTGAAGAAGTATCGCTATTAAATTGAAGTCTTACATCTCCTGCTAATACTCCAGTTAAACTTATGTGCCGAATTTGCAAATGCTTATAGCCGCTAGGAATACCAGAAAAGGTAATGGACGCAGTTGCAGCAGACAGCGTCACCGTAGCCAGCGAGTCATAGGATCCTACTAATTCAAAGGCTGGTCTACTTGAAGCCATAATTCCTAGAATTGGCATTAGGCAATGTCTCCAATCAAAGTCCAACTATCGGTTCCCAATTTGACCAGAGTAGCTGCAGACCACTGCGCCCGTAGTGCGGTGCCAGTTCCGTTTACTGTAACGCCAGTATCACCGACAACTGTTACTTGTCCGGCACCGATTGCTTGAATGTTTATCTGCGCTCCTGTTGCATAGGCTACTGAGGCATTAGTTGGCACTGTCAGCGTGATCGCTGAGGCATTAGAAAGGGTTACCAGTTTGCCATTGTCTGCAAGCACTGGAGTGTAAGTAGTTCCAGTCTGGGCATTGATAGCAAGGTTAATAATTGATGTGCCGATAGTAGCGCCGTTAATTACTGGGCTAGTTAAAGTCTTGTTAGTTAAAGTATCTGTAGTTGCCTTACCTACCAAAGTATCGGTTGCAGCAGGTAGCGTTAGCGTTGTAGTACCAGCGATAGCAGTTGCCTGCACTGTGGTAGTTCCAGATGTAGATCCGCTGAATCCAAAGGATGCTACAGGTGAGGCGTTGTTACGGAAGAAGATTAAGTCAGATGATGTAAGTACGTGCTTGACGGATGCACCAGCAGTATGTGATAGACCAGATACTCCAGCAGTTCCTGTGCCAGCCTGACCTCGACTGATAGTTAGTGTGTCACCAGATACCTGTGTTACGAAGACAATCTCTTCGTTAACCGTATCGGCATCTAGCGCAACGGTAAAGATATCTACGTTACCTGCAGCTAGTGAGATGCCACCCATTAGGGCTGTAGCGGTACCAGTTGCCACTGTCATAGTAGTAGCAGTTGTGTTAATGCTACCAGCCAGCGTTGTCTCAACGCTAATAGAAGAATACTGTCTAGTCATTTATCTGCCTTACTTTGTGTAATGGATACGGATTGGGTACTTGTCTTGCAGCTTGAGCGCTTCATCATTTAGTCTTTGTTGATATAGAGCATAGATGTAACGGGATGAAGCAACACCTGCTGTGCTTGGAATCTTGGTATCGTTTAGATCAGCCTCTGCTGAACTCAAGTTAATACGTCCAGCATCTACATAAGAGAGCAACTTGTAGCAGGCTCCGAGGATTACTACTTCAACTGATGAGGCAGGTAACCCTGTTACATCTGCATAGTCATCTGTTGGGTTATCTAAAGTGTTAGGAGTAGTTGTGTAGTACACCTGCACTGTTCGTCCGGGCTGGATGTTCTCGTAAATATTTACTGTGTTTGTTGTATTAAAGGTTGCAATGTTTGCCATTGGATCTGCACGCCAGCGGTTGATAGGCAACCATTCAAGGCTTGAACCTGTTGTTTGCCAAGACATATAAAGGATTGATTCGACATCATCTGGCAGGGTGTAAGTTGTCTGGCTTGCATTAAAGGTAAAGGTAGTTGAGGCAACTGACCAAAGTTTAGGATAGAGGCTATTGATAACATCGTTGATAGCCTTCTTAATCATTACCTTTGGAAAAGTTGGACTAAGTGTTACTTGGGCATACTGTGCGTGTGGTGAGGCATTGGTGTTTTGGTAGCCTCGACCAAATCCTGGAGCTGCATTAAGCGTGCTGCTTGACTGGCTAAAGTTATCAATCCAGATAAGTTCTTCATCAATTTCAATGATACCTTTTGCAAGGTTAGAACTTGAACCGATAGTCATAGCAAGATCGGTAGATGATATAGCATTATTTAAGTAGGTTATTCTATCTTGGCGCAGGGTATAACCTGCTAGAGATGAGCGAACCTCATCTACCATATCGCTAAGTGTTGGCATTATTTCCTCTCATACCAGCCATCTCCCCATAGAGTCAGCAGTCTTGCAAAGTATTGTTCGTATTGCGGTGCAATAGCATCTAGTGAATACAACGCTACTGCTCTCTTATGTATTGCAACTGGGTCTAGATCTTTAACCCATTCTGTTGCTACTGCAAACTCCATTGCATTTCTGCAACGGTATCCAGTAACTCCATTTGGGTTAGTCTCTGTAAAGGCTCCCCAATCTGTGGTAATTGTTGGAGTTCCGCAGGCTTGCGCCTCGATCACCACATTGCCAAAAGGTTCTATGTAAAGCGTTGGAGCAAATAGGGCAATAGCACCGCCCATTAACTTTGCTCGTTCTTCAGGACCGACAGGTCCTACCCATTCACCGTATTCAATCTTTGGGTTATTGCCGGGGCCTGCCATAATTAACTTAACGCCTAGTTCCCTGCAGACGTGTTGCGCTACAATCAAACCTTTGCGATCTACCATACGTCCTACGTATAGGTAGTAATCTTCTTTCTTCTCTTGCAATGGAAACATCTCTGGTTCTAAGTAACCAGGTATCACCGCATCATAGAAGTTACCATCTACCAGAGTTGGGTTTTTCCACCCTGCATACATTGAGTGCATCCAAGCGTAAGACTCAAAGACTTTGTACTGACTAAACACTCCGCCGTAACCAACACCAAACTCTACGCTCATATAGTCTGGGTAAGCATCTGCTATCGGCTTCTGTGATGAACCACCGATAAGGCAGATAAAGTCTTTCTTCTGCAAGCGTTTGCTTAGTTCGACTATGGCTTTACTGTTAAAGATCTGCCAGTGAGGTAATGTATTATCAAAGGCAGCTTCGGTGTAATGCTTACCGTCTAGCGCCTCATCCTGCTGTTCTTTAGTGATGCAGGTGATTAACTCATCAACCGGTGCTTCATTATCTTCTCCAGCATAGAGATAGACCGTATGGCCTAGACTCTTCATCATTATACAAAAGCGTCTTACCTTTTCGGTATAGGCGCAGTTGACATAGGCTTTAGTAGTTTGTGTATGTGGCAGGCTTATTACGTGGAATCTCATAGTCCGAGATTATACTATGTCGCCCACGATCAAGAACGTGTTGCTCGCCGTACAGATCACTGTGGCGGCAGACTTGTTGGTCCTCAACTTGGGCGCAGTGGTTGTTGCACCAGTTGAAAGAATAGTTACTCCAGCACCCTGAGCAAAGGTCACCTGACCTGCTCCGTATTGGACTATGTGGATCTGGTCATTAGCGCTGAATACTGACGGTGGCACTGTAAGTGTGATAGCAGCAGCGTTATTCAAAGTAACAATATCGCTGAGATCTCCTGCTACAAGTGTGTATGAAGTACCAGTTTGAGTATTAAACCCTGCGATATTGCCAACGCCAGTAGCACCTGTTGGGCCAGTAGGTCCAGTAGATCCTGTTGGTCCTGTGGCACCAGTTGCACCAGCAGGTCCAGTAGCACCTGTGGCTCCAGTAGCACCCGTAGCACCCGTAGGGCCAGTAGCTCCGATTGGACCAGTAGGTCCGACGATACCAGTTGAAATAATTGCCACGATAAGTGCGTGGTTATTTGCAAAGTTAGTTGTACCAGTACCAGCAGATGATGTAAGCGTTACGGGTACTTCGACATAATTTGTCTGCATTGTTGGGGTTGCAGATACTGTCCACTTTTGGAAGTTGTTGGAGTTATTTGCATCCTGAACAATGATTACATCGTTTGTCTTAATTAAACCTAAGAAGATATCAACGTCTATACCATCTGAATTGATGTGGTTGATATTGATCTGTGTTGCAGAAATCTGTGTGGCATTGTTCCA